CAGTAAATGCGCTAAAATTCATTAGAATTAGCCTTTCTCGGTCTGGCTATTACATAATAATCCTTTATGTTGCTGGCGTGGCGCAACTATTCAAAGAGTTTAATGCAAGTAGTTAGTCAATGTTAAAGCGAAGCTTGCACCGACAGTTCATTGTCAGGTGAGGGGCCGCTAGAGGGTCTCCGGGGAATCTTAGTGTTTCTGGCCCAATAGCAAAATCATCCGACAGTTCGACTGTTTTATTTTCAAGCAGTTTGTGCTCTCCGCGTACTTTGGCGTCTTTGCGAGTGACCCAAGTTTTTGTTTTGGCTCCAGACTGGCGCGCTCCAAAGTACGTTCCAGCATTGTGTGAAGTCTGTGACTCGTGTTCCGCAATGGACCTTTTACGCTTAGCAAGAATATTTATGAAAATAGCTGACAATGCTGCTTTGAGCATGCCAACCCTGTCTTCGTCATCAGACAGCGCCAGCGCAATAAGGATGGCTGACGCTACCTCGTCTTTGGTGGTCGAATTGGTTTTTTGTACTCGTTGCATCTGGGCGTCGAGCATTTCCTTAACTTCTTCGTCTTCCATGTCCACTGGGATGCCTGTTTGCTCTGAAGCAATTTGTGAAGCGTCTTTCACTATTCCTGCCAGAACTGGTCGAACGTCGTCTTCGAGCTGCTTGTTCCACACTGATGAGTCGTATATCGAATCGACTTCTAGCGTTCCAGCATCAACGGCTTTCTTAGATTTGGCCCCAAGGGCTTTTTCTAGTACGACACGCTGTTGTCTTTCAAAGAATCTTTCTAAAGTCCTGTCTAGAATTTCGGTCCAAGTATCGGATGATGAATCAGCTTTGATTTCCCACTCACTACGTATTTCAGCGGACTTGGCTTGCATTTGTTCATTGAACGCCGAAAGCGCGCTAGGGGACGCCATCTGTTGTGAGGCCTCAGCGTTTAGGGTTGCTGTCATTCCTTCTTGTGGTTGTCCACCAGAAAGGTCAACCATTTGCGCCGGTATTGAACCGGGCTCTGGAAGAGGCTGCTCTCCTGGCGCTCCAGGCGCTCCTGGGGGCATCATTGGCATCTGTCCGGCTGCTGCTACCCCTGGCATGCCTGGTGGCTGTCCCATCATCGCTTGCTGCTGCTGGGCTTGTTCCTGAGAGTCAAATCGCCTGTCCGTGTACCCAATAGGCGTTAAGTTTGGATTAGCGAGCATGGCCTGCATCAAGTCTGAATCAACTCGTTTTCTACCAGTATGTGCTCTGTATTCGTTTCCGCTTATCAGGCCATTTTGGAACTCGTCAAGAAGATAGCGCTCTCTTTCTTGTTTATACAAAATAAGAATTGGAACATCTGAAGTATCAAAATCTATGTAGTGTTCTGGGTCGAGCTCATCCAGGCCGCGTCCGATAAGTTCAAGATGCGGGAGGAGAGTTTCGTTCCAAAACACTCTATGTTCTTCGCCAGCATTAGAGAATGTTCGCCCAGAAGCGTTGCCGATTACCGATTCAGGAACGCCAAATGCAGCAAGAATTTCTTCTTTTGTTATTTGACGCATCTGTATGTAGTTGGCGTCGCGAGGGCTAGCGCCAGTATCTACGTAGTCAACACCCTCGTCGGACGATACAACCGTAATTGCTCCAGCTCGGTTTACGTTACCCCTGAATCGGGCGCGAAGTTCGTCTTTGTCGTCATCGTCTATTTCGCCACGCACCACAATCATGCCGCCTGGACGACCGTCATTTAACAGAAAGTTGCGATTGTAGAGCTTAGAAAGGTTTTCAATTTCTATAGCCACTCCCGCAGATTCGAGCGGAGTTAGCGATAAATATGGGTCTAGTGGGTGAGGCTTTCTAATCCATATGACGTCATCTGGAGGAAGTATGATTTTTGTGCCGTTGCGCATGTCGACCTCAAACCCAGCCACGAACTTTTTAGGGTCAGGTATTGGTGATGTGTGCTGGGGTGGCAGAAGTTGCAAAGCTACTATTGACCCGTCTTTACCCCTGACTTTTTCAATAAACGCACCGCGTGAAGATAAAAGTAGCTGCGAAGATAAACGATAACGGAAAACAAAAGAATTCTCGCCCATATTTGACTTCGTATTAAGAAGGTCCAATATTCCATTGTTTTTATTGTCTGTGACTATTTTCCCAGATGGAGAATTATCTTTTCTTAGAATTACTGGCAGGCGCGCCTGATTACCGGAAATTGCATCAATGCATCTGGTCACCCAAGTGACCTTTGCCATGCCTTCTCTGTATGCGCGCTCTATGTCCCACGAATCTCGATACGGCCTTCCGGCAATGCCGGTATTGAACGCAATGGGTGCACCTGGTGTTAAAATTGACTTCTGAGAGCCTGACTGTAAAGCTTTGTTATTGCTGGAGTTCCATGCCATATTTACCTAATTCACTCAAGTCCTAGAAGAAAACCCAGCACGCCACTAACCACCCCGAGGGTTATAAAACCTACGGATATGTCAATAAAAAACGCGCCTACCGATGTCATAATTATAAATGAAGCCATCAGCATATTGGCAGTCGAGGTTCTTGTTATGCGTTTTGCCACAAATTTAACAAGTTTGACTAGTCGTTGTTTCACCATTCTGACTTTCTTCGGCCGTAGACAAGCTTATACTAGTCCTAAACAATGTTTGCGTAGGATATAGCTGTGACCAACTGGACCGAGATACTAGACTACTTACAACCCAAGGCTCCATTGTTTTGCCCTGAGGAACCATCGCTCACCCAAAAGGTCTTTTTAAGAACACTTTCGCTTGAGGCTTTGTTCGGCGGTGCTGCTGGTGGTGGAAAATCATCTGCGCTACTTATGGCTGCAATGCAATACGTTGACGTTCCCGGATATTCGGCAATTCTGTTCAGGCGTACCTACGCCGACCTTGCGCTTCCTGGAGCCCTGATGGACCGCTTTAAATCATGGATTGCGACGCAGGATGACATTCACTGGAACGCCAATCAGTATGTAGCTACTTTCCCGTCTGGTGCCAGAATATCTTTTGGATACCTCAATAACACTAATGACTATTTGCGATACAAGGGTTCTGAATTCCAGTTTATCGGGATGGACGAAGTCACGGAAATCCGCGAAAACGACTATCGTTACCTGTTTTCCCGACTGCGCCGACCAGCATCCGGAGAGCTGTCAAAGGTGCCGTTGCGCATGCGTTCAGCCTCAAACCCTGCCCCCAACTGGGTTAGGCAGAGATTTATTGTGGAAGGGCCAGAAACTTCACGGATATTTGTTCCGTCCATGTTGACCGATAACCCAGGCATTGACGCCGATTCGTATCGTATGGCTCTTCAGGCCCTGGACCCGATAGAACGTAGAAGACTCGAAATGGGCGACTGGTGGGCGACGTCGCTAGGTACGTTGTTTGACAGGACTGACTTCCCCATCATTGACCACCACGAGGTGCCGCAAGTCACATCTTCGGCTCGTGCGATTAGATTCTGGGACATGGCAGCAACCGAGCCAAGCCACTCAAACCCGAACCCCGACTGGACGGTAGGAACCTTAATGCTCTTTGACCAGGGTATTGCTTATGTTTTGGACGTCAAACGAGCCAGGGTCAAGAATGAAAAAGTTGAACAGCTAGTTGCTCAGACGGCCGCCGAAGATGGGCACACTGTTGGAATCAGGATGGAGCAAGAACCCGGCTCGTCAGGAAAAGCGCTTATTGACCAGTATGCAAGGTACGTTCTGCCTGGCTATGATTTTCATGGCATTCGCTCCACCGGTGACAAATTTACTAGAGCTAGACCATTTGCTGCCGCCGCTGCTAACGGCAACGTTCGCATTGTTCGCTCGCCATGGGTCACCGAATGGCTAGATGAAATGTCTAGTTTTCCCGAAGCATGTGACCATGACGACCAAGTTGACTCTGCTGTTGGAGCTTTTACATATTTAGCAGGTTTAGGGTTGCCACAACGTAGACCGATGGCTATACTCATCTAAACCAACCCCTAAATAAATAACTAGGAGAACAATGACAAGCGAAGGGACAGCGCCCGAATGGCGTTCTGTTGTCGACGAACTGAATTTAAAAATCAGTGCTGCCGATTTAATTGTGTCAGAGATGAAAGATTCTGGCGCTGACATGACGGAATTTGCTGAATATGTTTCAGCTCTTCACCTTGTCAAAGGAGATGTCTCCATACTGTACGACTCTGCATGTGCCGCGCTAGGTGCTTCGATGCGAGCAGTTCCCGAAATGGTTTTGAGCGACGGTACCAAAATAGAAAAACGTGCCGCCGCTGACAGAAAAAAATGGCAACACGAAAATCTTGCTCAAAACGTTGCTAGCCGCATAAGCGACATGGCTGTAGACATGGAAACAGGAGAGGTTGTTTTGACCCCTCAGGACATGATGATTAAGATGCTCGATTATTGCGCGCCATCGTATTGGCGAGTAAAAGAACTTGCAAAAATTGGCATTAATGCCGATAAGTTTTGTGACGTATCCGAATCCAAAGAAAGCATCATCGTGCGGAGAGCAAAATAATGTCGTACCAAGAACTATCATCACCATTCCCGCCAGAAATGGAGCGCGAACTGCGCAAAGGCGGAACAAGCCTCACATACATACCCGTAAGTGAAGTAATTACGCGACTCAACAAAGTCCTCGGTGTGGAGGCATGGTCAATGCGCATTATTAGCTGTGAACGTGACCGCATAGATGCCGACTTTATTGTTGCTCACGTAACTCTAGATGCAATCCTTGTCAACGATAAGGGCGAGCATGTCATGGTTCACCGCGACGGCATTGGCGGCCAAAAAATCAAACGAACAAAACAGGGTGACATAGTTGACCTTGGAGACGAGATGAAAGGCGCTGTGTCTGACGCTCTAAAGAAAGCCGCGCAGACGCTTGGCGTCGGACTGTATTTGTCTCGCTCTGAAGAGGCTATGGATATTGAGGCGCATATAGATGCGAGCGCGGAAGTATCAACAGGTCCGGACATTACTGAACAGTGGGAAGCGTTTGTGTCAATCACTAAAACTTTAACCAAAGAACAAAAAGAAACACTACGTGAGCGTTGGTCAGAGCATAGCGACGGAGCCCCCATACCTAAACAGTCCACGGCAACACTAGAAGACATCGAGTTTCTTCATGCTCATGCTGTCGGCATTGCACTTAATGGAACATTAATCAGTGAGTGAACCTGGAAGCCTCCCCGAGTATCTATCGGCATCATCTATCTCGACATTTCAACAGTGTCCACAAAAATTCAAACTGTCTCGAGTCGACAAACATTCAGAACCACCTACACACCATACGCTTTTAGGAAACTATGTTCACGAAGTGTTGGAGCGTATGTACGCTGATTACCCAGCCGAAGGAAGAACTTTTGAGCAAGCAAAACTACTCCTGCGTAGCATTTGGGAATCCGGTTTATGGGAAGAAAAAGTAACGCCGTACCTTCCACGTGATATTAGTCTGAACGACTTTAAATGGCTAGCTTACTGGTGTGTTGAAAATCTATTTAAGATGGAAAACCCTTCGGAGATAGAGCCAGACGGCGTAGAGCATGAATTAGGTGGCGACATCGATGGCGTTGTTATGAAAGGCTTTATTGATAGATGGTCTCAGGTCAACCTCAATACTGCACGAATAACCGACTACAAAACTGGTAAAACTCCTAACCCACGTTATTCAAAAGACAAATTTTTTCAACTCACGCTCTATGCTGTTTTGTTGGAAAAAGAAACAGGACTTGATGCATTTGAGCTAGAACTTTTATATATCAAAGACGGAACTCGCCTAACACACACGCCAACGCGTGCCGAAATAGAAGCAGTAAAAGAAACAGTAGTGACAGTTAGAAGGGAAATAGAAAACTGTTATGCCAACAATGATTGGAAACCACAAATATCAAAGTTATGCGACTGGTGCATATTTAAACGAGGACTTTGTTCGTACTGGAACTAAAATGAATGATGACGCATTTGCACGAATTGTTGCAGACGACGTAAAAAACAAAATTGCTAGTAGCCAGCGAGACTATCTGGAACTACCGTCAAATAGAGGGCGTTGGAAAAAGGCTCTTGCTTCTCTTATTGGAAACCTTGATGAGCAAATTTCAGACATCCTAGATGACGAGGACGCAGATAGAGAGAGATACGAAGCACTCGGGCCATCTGCCGCAGCCTTACTAGCAGAAACAATTGCTACCTATGATTCTCGCCGACACAAAATTGAACGATTCAAACATTATGTCCAGATGAAGTTAGACCGCGTAAATTTGTTACCTGAAGATGGTCATTTTACATCGCGTGAAGAGTTGTTTGAGAATGCAATTATTCAGCATAAGCGACTAATGGAAGAGTTTGATATGGAGCCGTCGGCAGCAGACGAAGCACTGTGGGCCGCATTAGACGGCAAATGGGAATTTGATTCAGTTAATATGGACTGATGCGCCATAGGTCCAAGAAAAAAGAAGAAGAATACAAACTGCGTAGGCCCTTAGTTGCCCGCTTACTAGAACAACGACCGTATTGCGAAGCGTGTCCAATTTTCGCCGAGCATGATGAAAAAATAATTTATTCACGGCAGCGAAGTGTTGACATACACGAGCTAAAGCGCAGGTCCCAAGGTGGCTCTATTTTGGAAGAAGACAACCTTATGGCCGTATGTAGGCAATGTCACAATAGGATAGGAAACTATCCAGCATTAGCTTTTGAACTTGGCTTATCGCGTCACGGCTGGGAAGAATAGCACTTTGTAGTTTCCGCCCAATACATACCCCTGCTGATAATCTGTAGTAGCGCGCAATCCTTATCGATGGACAAGGGGAGGCAGGTGGTCAAATCTAGCGGAATAGAAGTCCAGTTCCGTGGCAGTGAGGTTAATGCCCTCAAGACCCGCCCCTCACGTGAGGCGGGTTTTCTGCTGTAGTGGGTTAATGTCGTGATGTGAATATTTTAGGACTCGACATATCTCTAACGTCTACTGGATGCTCTATGGCTGGAGACACCTGGGTTGTGTCAACAGCATCAAAAGGGGCAGAGAGGCTGTCTCGCATATCTAACGAAATTATAGAAATTATTATAAATAACCCTATAGACGTAGTAGTAATTGAAGGGTATTCGTTTGCTTCTCGCAACAGTCAGGCTCACAGTATTGGGGAGCTAGGTGGAGCAGTTCGGATGAAAATCTGGGAACGAGGTGTCCCTTATGTTGACATCCCTCCAACATGCAGGGCAAAATTTGCAACCGGCAGAGGCAATGCCAGTAAAAACGAAGTTGTTTCATCCATATCGGCTAGGACCGGAATAGTCTGGGCGGGGTCGGGCTCCGACGATAGGTGCGATGCATGGATTCTTGAACAGATGGCTTTAGCAAAATTGGGATTGTCAGCCTATGAGTGGCCATCAATAAATATGTCTGCTTTAGATAAAGTGGATTGGTCTTCTTTGGAAAATGCTTGTAGTATCTAGTTGTGCGCAATCGACCAATAAGCCAAATAGACGTAGAAGAAACGCTTCTTGAATTAATACAAGAGCTAGAAAAAGAAACAGAAGCTTTTGAAAGGCTTGCTGTAGATGCAGCCAAAAAAGAAGCGCTGTACAAAAGCAACTGGGCCAAAGAGTATCTCTCTGCAAAGGGCTCAATCAAAGAACGTGAAGCATGGTCTGATTACAAAATGGACGAGATGATGTTTGACCACAAAATTGCCGAAGCACTAATTAAAGCAAAACGCGAGAAACTTCTTTCTTTGCGTACGAGCATAGATGCTCTCAGAACGCTTAATGCCAACATAAGAGCACAGGTTGGACCATGAAAACAATGAACATAGAAGAACTGCGGCCAGCTCCGTGGAGGACAACTCATGTCCTAAAACCAGATTTAAAATTGCTCGGTAAAGCAATAGAGGATTATGGACTAATAAACCCAATAGTTGTTCAAAAAAATACTGGATTCATAATTGACGGATTTCATCGAGTTGTGTCAATAGCTACAAACAAACGGCTAAAGGCGCAGTACGCAAAAGCAACTCCAGTACACATTGTTGACTGCACAGAAGTGGACGCAATGGTGATGCATATTGTCCTCAACAGAGCACGTGGGGCAATAGTAAACCATCATTTGTCCAGAACCGTAAAGAAGATACACCAATCTGGAAAATACAGCGCTGGAGCTTTAGAAGACCTGTTTGGTATGTCAATGATTGAAGTCGACATGCTGTTAGATGGTTCTTTGATAAAAATGCGCAAGGTTTCTGAGCATAAATATTCAAAAGCCTGGGTTCCAATCGAGGCCCCCTCTGGGTCAGTTGAATCCATAGAGCTTGAGCGCCCCCCAAACGCCGACGCATAAAGTAAAATGTTTCCATGACTACACAGCGAGGTAGCTATGCCAACTCCTAACAATACTTCAGACACAGAACTCCCTGCGCCAACACGGCGTAAGCCAACTCCGGGCGGAGCACTGCCTTCATGGTGGAAGAGAGCCACGTCGTACGCTGTACGACGCCTAGGAGACGCCGTAGGAGGCGGTGGCAGAAGCTCTACGGGCTTTGGAGAAGGCCGCGGCCTGTTGAGAGAAAGGCGCAACATCCGTCTCGGTAGGGCAATATAAAATGCTTGTGTCAATAAATGATTTAGTAATCTACATGGACATTAGTTTTAGTCTTCGTCAACAAGATGCAGCAGAGATGGTTTTGTCTGGTCTTCAAAGTGAAATGGAAGCATTTCTTCGTCGTCCAATCGAAGTAGATGAATTTACAGAGACACATGTAATTCCTAGCTACTTTCAAGGCGTTCCAGCTACTTCTTTTTTTTACGACTCGAGCCTTGATACGACCGGAAATGTCTTGAACTATATACAACCTTCGGTGGTAATAAGTCTTAGGAATACGCCAGTGGTGAGCATAAGCCAGGTGAGAATTAAAAGCCTTGGTGAAACTGGGACAAACCTCGGAGAAGCGTTGCAGCGACAAGCAGCAGTAACCGCCGCAGTAAGAACCGGCACATCAGTAACCTATACGGCCGCAGCACACAAGTTCACGATAGGGCAACGTGTGTCTGTCAAAGACATGGCTCCGAGCGGCTACAACGTGTCTGGGAAAGAAATAACAGCCGTTACATCAACTAGCTTTACGGTTGGCGATATGAGTTCTTCGCTTGGGGTTACAACCGATGCAACAGGGACTGCTACTGCTGTTGGGAATGACTACACAGTTCACCGATACGGGCTTGAGATGTATCGCGGCTTTCCGAACGACACGGTAGAGGTAACCTATACCGGCGGCTTGGATGGTGAAAATTTAAGTCTTTTTAAGTTGTTTATTCTTAGAGCAGCAACAAGAGAAATGCAGAATATGCATGATGACGTTGTCGGCGTCAAAGACCTAAATCCGCGAAATGTAGCACCTCTTGAAACAGGGTTTACAGAAAAAGAATTACTGGCGTTGCGCAGGTATAGACGCAGGAGAATCTAATGGCGTCAGTTGATATAAAGATAACCGGTGTTGAAAAAACACAGGCTAGCCTCACTGCTGCTTTTCTGCGGTCTACGAATTTTGCGCCATTATTTGTAAAAGCCAAGGCTGAAATTTCTGCAATGAATACGGCCAACTTTGGCCTAGGCGGACTTCCGTCAGGTGGATGGGCTCCTCTTGATACAGGGTACGCAGCATGGAAAACTACTAGATTTCCCGGTATGCCCCCAATGGTTAGGACGGGAAGATTGCTGGCGAGCATGACTGGAAATAGTCCTGACTCAATGTTTTCCGTAACTCCTAAATCTATGTCTATTGGGACAAAAGTGGAGTATGCAAAATTTCATCAGTACGGTACAACAAAAATGCCTAAGCGTAAAATTGTTTTTGAACCAACAGGGTTTGCTGAAAAATATGCAAACGATGCTGCCGACTGGGTTGTAGACGGGCAGATGTCGTAATGAAAGAATTAATGCAAGGTTCTCATTCTGCAAAACAGTATGTAACTACCTATCTTCAAGAAGACATTCCAACAAGGCTAATCAACTACAGAAACGGATGGGGCGTTGATGATGCGATTTTGCCATCTCCTGCCGAGTATCTAACTTACGAGCCATTGGCCCTTGACGCATGGCCGTCAATTATCACAGTAGCAATTAATGCTAAATCTTTCACTCGTCTTCAGTATGACGGCACAACGATGGACCCTTTGTATCGTGTTGCTTATGGCATGAGAACCTACATATGGGTAAGAACGGAAGGCTCATACGAGTCAACGCTGATGCGTGACAGGCTGACGACTGTTATCAGGTCAGCTTTGCTTGATTATCCATGTTTGTCAAGAGTTGATACGGCCAGGGAAGCCCGGGTAGAGGAAACCACATTATCTGAGGAGTACTCAGATTTGACCTTGCTAAAAGGGGACAGGGTTCTTGCCGGTGCATTCATAGCTTATGACCTATTATTGGATGAGGTAATAACCAGAGAAGACTTTGGAACTGTTACCGAATACGACCTTGAGGTTATCGGTAGCGGCGATTTGTCGCGAAACAACCTACTAGAGGAGATTTTATGACACACCCAATAGATTTTATTAAAGATGTAGGCAGTCCACAGACCCAGTTGCCACTTGAATTTTCTGGCCTTATTCAGGTTCAGAACACGTCCGGCCGTATGTTGACGGTCGCTAATGACGTGTATTTGCTGCCTCTAATGGCAGTGCTAGTGCATCCAGACAACCAGTATGTCAATGACTTGTTGAATAAAAAAGCTTTAAAGGTTCGCTCTTTCGAGGTTTCTTCGAGCGCAGCGGCGCTCGCGTCTAGTGAAGAGCCAAAAAAAAAGCGCAGAAAAAAAGACCCGTTAACTTCATCCCCCCTCTTACTAGAAGGTGCTGTGGCTGATTTGGCCGCAGTAATCAACAGCGAAAGCCCTAAAGAGAGTGTCGCCGCAGAAGATGAAAACGTGGAACAATTAACAGAGGACAATTTGTCATCTACAGAAAACATTGATGAAAAATTAGATGGCGAAGGTTCGCCAGAAACAGATAGTTAGTCAGTATAATCTGAGTAGTCTCACAACAAATAGCCCATGCAATTTAGGATGGGACGGAGGAACAAATGCCAGGTGTTATAGTAACAACGGCGGTTCGCACAGGACCGACAACCGCACAGACCGCAGCAACAGCGACAATGTTTGTTGCTGGATTAACTTCGCGCGGACCTGACGGTACCGTTCATTTAATCACAAGCCTTTCCGACTATGAAGACATTTTTGGTGGCTCCGTCTCTGGTGGGTGGACGCACGAAACAATCCAAACTTTCTTTGAAGAGGGCGGCGCACGTGCTTATGTTTCTCGAGTCATCGGTTCTTCTGCAACGGAATCAACACTTGAGCTTGATAAGACCGGCGGAACAGCAGTTATCACGCTGACTGCTGCTGGTAAGGGAACATGGTCACACGGTGGCGTTCTTCAGGCAACGGTTACACAGCCAACAGCTGGAACCAACTTTAGGATAGCAATCATCTTAAATGGTGTGACTGTTTTCCAAACGAGAGCACATACAACTACTGCGGCAGCCGTTAATGAAATTAACAACAACGCAACAGCTGCCTTGTATGTAACAGCAGAAGATGAAGGCCAGACAGGAATTCCCGTAGCGGTCACCGGCAACTTTGCTGGCGGAACAGACGATGCAACAGTCGTTGCCGCAGACGTAGTAACTGCAGTTGGTCTCTTCACCGAAAACCTTGGACCTGGCGCTGTTTGCGCACCAGGATATAACGACGCTACTACTCGTGCTGCTCTTGTATCCCACGCGGCTGCAAATCGCAGAATCGCAATACTTGGATTCGATTACGGCACAGCAGTAGGGAGTGCCATAACTGGAGCCCAGGCAGTAACTGCCGCAGACAATGCAGAGTTTGCAGCATTCTTCTATCCTTGGGTAAAAATTCCAGATGGTTCACTAACCAAAATTGTTCCATGCGAAGGATATGTTTGCGCCAAGCGCGCCGTTGTTCACAACTCTTTTGGTTCTTGGAACCCATATGCTGGCGAAAGGTCTGAGGCAAAATTCGTCACAGTTCCAGAAGTGGTTCTTTCTAAGTCTGAATCAGAGTCCCTTGATGCTGGATTTGTAAACGCAATCAAGGTGATTAGCGGAACGACTAGAATTTACGGTGCTCGGTCAGCTTCTGATGACACCGATAACTTTAGATTCATCATTTCCCGTGAAGTTCTAAACCAGGTTGTCCACGAGGCAGAGGTTGCTCTTGAAGCGCTCTTGTTCCTTCCAATCGATGGTCGTCGCTCTACGTTCTCTCGTGTTGCCGCAACACTCACAGGAATTATGGACAGAATCCGTGTTGGTGGTGGCCTGTATGAAGCGTTTGACGCAGCGGGCAAGCAGATTGACCCAGGCTATACAGTTCAGGTCAACGATGCAATTAATCCACTGACACAACTTGCGACAGGCGTAATCAAAGCCAAAATTGGAGCTCGCGTTAGTTCCATTGGTGACCGCATAGAGGTCGAGATTACTAAGTCCAATTTAACGTCAACATTGGTATAACGGAGGAATAGATGCCATCATCAAAATTAGCCCAGAGGCAAATAATTGCCGAAATCACACCACTTACAGGTGGCGATGTTACCGGCCCAGCCCTATCGGGGTTTTTTGCTCAAGTTTCAGGGGGTGAAATCACAGCTTCTGTAGAAAAAATCTACACAGGCGGACAACCATTCCCGGAAACACTGTGTGCCCCTTCTGAGGTAGGCGACGTAACGCTCACCAAGCATTACGACTCGGACCTCCGTACGGTGCTCAATGCCGCACGCAAAGTGGTTGGTAGAGCATATTACGAAATCAAGATTTACGACACAGACTGTGACCTTAAGAACAACCAGACCGAGAGAGTCTATTCAAAGGCTCTTCTTGTTGGTTTGTCGGAACCAGAAGGTGACGCATCTTCTGGCGCGCCTGCAACTTTTGCGCTGACGTTCGCAATATCTGGCGAACCAACACAATAACTCTTTACATCCACTAGCTCGTCTTCCGTAGTGCTAGTGTTTCGGTCATGAGCAATCTATACGAAATCAATGAAGAAAATGAGCCCATGTCGAGGTTTGACGATGTTGAATCAGACAATGTACTTTCCCAACTAAAAGCTGTTGTGGGGAAAAAAGTTATGCGGCCGGAAGTTTTCATTTCCGTTCCAGAGCGTCCTGGCGTTCAAATTTTGGTCAGCCCAAATATCACACAGCAGCAACTTCGCGCATGGCAAAAAAATGCTGGGTCCGAAACAAAAAATGGCGTTGATGCCACCAAGTTTGCATGTCAAGTGATTGGACACACGACTATAGGCATCTACCTCAATGGTGAGGAAGTCTTTGAAGACGGTAGGCCGCTTGGATTTGCGTCTCCATCAGTTCTCAAGATGACGAGCGCAACTCGAGCCCTTCCAGATGCTGTCATTGCTTTCTTTGGTCTTGACCCACACGTAGAAGCTGCAGCACTTGCAATCATTGATGCCGCCGGCTATGGCGACAGCGTGGAGCAAACAGAAAACCCTACGAAGCTGTCCTAGAAGAATTAGCTGAGGACGGTCGCGTAGAAACGGCTGCCCGTCTAGGAGAGCTATTCGGCACAGACCCCATAAAACTGCTTGACTGCACCCAAGATGAATGGTTAATTCGTGTTGCATGTGCTAAAGTTATTGAGGCGGACCGCGCCACTGCAGAGCGCAAAGCTCACGGATATTAAGCACTATTTGGGGTTTAAGTGGCTGCTGACAGTCGTATAAATATTGTCCTTGATGTAGACACACAAGGAACAGAACAGATTGAGGCGACAGCAGCTCGCCTTACAGCGCTGGGCCGTGCCGAACGCTCTCTTGGCCAAGAAACAAATAGACTTTCTGGCAGAATGGACCAGCTCACAGGGCGCATGAATAGCGCTACTGGCGCAATGGGTAAGCTAAATAACGTTAGCAATATGTTTATTAAACATGCTAGAAAAATAATGTATCTAGTTATTGGATTGGGAATTGAATTCCTTGCCGTGACGGCTTCCCTCGTGAGCGTCAACGCCGCTTTTGCAGTAGGAAACGCCGCCGTAAAACTATACAACTGGGGTATGCAGGGTCTGGCCGGAGCGGTAGCTGCTGCTGGTGCTGCGGCAATTACAGCAGCCGCAGCGTTTACGGAATTCAATGCTGCTGCGCAGGCTTTTCGATTCAAAGACTCCAAAACAATTGGAAGCTCAATATCTCAGTCAGCAGATGCCTTGCGAATGCTTCAGGTCAACTCGACACTAGCAACGTACGGAATAACGGCCTTAAACCAGGCATACGTAGCGTTCAGTAAAAATGCAAAGCTAGACCCCAAAGCAGTTAAGCAGCTAGAAATGATGGCTGACTTTGGCACTGGCGGCAACAGGGAAAAAAGCATGGCCGCTTCTGCTGAATACATTTCTCTACTAAAAAAGAATAAAGGTTTTAGTTCTGAGACTACTCAGCTAGCAAAACAAATAGGTCCTGAATTTGAAAAAGCTTCTAAAAAATACGGAAGCGCTGCTAGTCTTCTAAAAGCTTTAGAGTCAGGCAAGTTAGCTAAAGATGCCGGCGTTGAGGGTTTTGGTAAAACAGTAAACCAAACTCTTATGGCTCAGCTAAAGGGATACCTAACAAAAGCCTTTGTTGAGCTCTCCGATGCTGGTCGTTACCTGCTAGAGCCTGTTAAAAAAACAATGAATGCAATATTTGGAGGATTAACACGCGCATTCAGAATGGTTCG